ATTAAACAGGTTGTTCAACATTATTTGCTTCTCTCAATCGCAATACCTAAAACAACTATTGACGCACCAATAACTATGATACCTGCTGGAATGTAAATCAGTCCAACTCCTAAAGACAAAACTGCTAAACCAATTACTTGAATGATTGTTGAGGTCAACATTTCTCCTAATAAAAAAATTCTGGAACAAGAGGTTCTGTATCTATACGAGAAACAGTTGCCCTGTCAAATGCAATAATACTAGCAACTGCGGCATCTATTTTTCGTGGAGATCCTCTGTGTTCTTTGACGATTCGTGGTCCAAGTCTATCTGTTTTCACAACAGCATTTGATATATGACGCGCAATTAAAGGGTTGCCGTCATGATTTAATTTTTCTCCAGCAACAGCATCATAAAATTTGGCGCAAGCAGGAATCATTCTTGCCGCAGATGTAGATGGCCACTCAACAACAGGCAAACCAAGATCTTGTAACACTTGCATTGTTCTCTGCCACCTGAAAGGATCACAAGCAATTTCTCTAACCTTGTATTTTTGACAAGCCTCAATAATTGAATTTTCAACATCTAAAGAATCCACGCGCCAATCATCTGTGTCCTCTGGTTGTTTCTCCCAAGCCTTAACAAGAAAAACATGTGGTTGTTCTTCAATAGTCACCCCAACGATCACGGAAGCATCTCCAGAGAAAGATCCATCAAATCCAAGCACAACCTCAGTTTCGTGATTCAATTCTTTTTCCCCAACCAGTTTTTCCCAACTACCATTAGGCAACCAAGCAGTTTGAGACGACACCCATTGATTACAACGCTTTGTTCTAAATTCAGACTCAGGTGTTTTCTTAACCATTGAAACAAAATCTTCTGGGTCATTAATGTCACCAAAACCTGGATTTGCTAATTCCCAAGTGCTTTGTAAATGATGATCTGCTTCAGCGTTTGCTTCCCACCAAGACATAAAAAATGTTGGATCAACAACTTCCCCACGCGCAACCTTTTGTCCATACTGATACAAGTTATATGCGATTGAATCCTGACCTGTGTTATCTGATTTCACTCCAGCAGTTGTAATTGCTAAAAGCAAAGGAGATCTTCTTGCGGCCATACCAAGTTGCATAACATCATAAAGTTCACGATTTGGTGCGGCATGTAGTTCATCATAAATAACAAGAGATGGTGACAAACCCTCTTTTGTAAATGCTTCAGAGGACAAGGCGCGATAAATTGAACCTGTTGCTGGTACTTCAATTACATCCCTGTAAAGATTAACCTGTCCCATCAGATCGGGTTCTGCTTCAATCATTTTCTTTGCGTCATTAAAAACAATTTTTGCTTGATCTTTATCTGCGGCACAAGAATAAACTTCACCACCATTTTCACCTAGAAACAAACCCCAAAGTGCAATCCCAGATGACAAAGCCGATTTTCCATTTTTTCTAGCCATGCCCACAAGGGCTGATCTGTGTTTTAATTTGTTGTTTTCAACAGCAAATATGTGTTTTAATAATTCAATTTGCCATTCCCTTAAAACAATTCTTTCACCTGCGCGACCAGCAACAGTATCTTTTGTTTGGACACAAAAAGTGTTAATGAAATCAGCAACCTGTATTCCTTTAGTGTGTTTTAAGTCTTGTGCTGAAACAGGTGTTAGCCACGCAGGATCAAATGATTTAGTCTTTGTATTTTTCACGCAGAGCCTCAAGTTTAGATAACTTTTTCACTTCAGCAATACCAAGTCTTGATCTATCTGTTGGGGTAAATCCAAGCAAGGATAGATTTTCAACAATTTGTTTTTCTAAAGATCTCAATGCTTTGCGTTCATCTAATCTTCCGTCATTCCAAACCTTTGTTCTCAGTTTGGCGCGTTCATCTAACTGCTCGCAAACAATTAACAAAAGATCTAAATCAGTTGAATAGGACAACCAAGTATGTCCCATTGTCCAAACACGATCCCAAAGTTCACGACCAAACTCAAATAGTTTTCGATTAGGTTCAGGGATCTCATTAACAGCAGGGAGTAAAACAATGTTGCTGGCTTCAGGCAAAGGTCTCTTTCCTGGATTTCCTAACATTCTTTTCACTTCTATTGGTTTTGGTGGTCGTCCACGTTGTCCCATTAGTTTGCCTTTGGAACTGGTCGTTGAAGAAAAGATGACCAAATACGACTAGGTGCCAATCGTGGACCATCTTTGCTTTCTTTTAACTTAAAAACATCAGGCCATTGTGCTTGTGTTGCAATTGCTCTTTTTTCTCTACCACCATTTGCGTGAGAGATTTCAGTATTGCCACCTTGCATTTTCATTGAGGTTATTTTATTCATCACAACTCTATTAAACAACACAACAGAATAGCCGTCAAAAAGGATTTGTAAATTGTAATCAGCGTCTTCAATTAAACCATCCCTGAAACTTGAATCAGGTTTTGTTGATAACAACATTGAAGTGTAAACCTGTCGGTTGTAACCAATATCATTTTTTTCTGACCAAGCAAAAACTTGATGTTTCATTCCTGCCGCACCGATCCCCACGAACTGATTAACAGTTGATTCAATTAACTTAATTGCATCAGAGGCTTCACATTTATTATTTGATCCACCCTGCCTGATAGCAAAAGATTGTATATTGTCATCCATCTGCCAATGATACTCGTAACCATTTGCTTTGGCGTGATCTTTACAAAAGTTTCTGACATAGGCAATACCTTTGTTGTTTTCAGGCATAACTAAGATGTTTATTTCATTAAAACATTTGAGATAAGCATCTTTGTCTTGTGGTTCAACCACAACTTGATATTTCAATCCAGCCTGATCTAATGCTTTTGTTGTAAGAATTGTTGTAGATCTTCCTCTGGATGGTACATAGATTGGATAAACAGGGTCAGGTAGTTCGTGAATCTTTTTTAGATTGTTTTGATATGCAATAGTGAAAGGCTCATTTGCGTCAGCAATTGTTTCCTGTTCACTTAAAACATTATTGGTTGTTTCTGTTTTATTGACAGGAACAAGTTTCATTTTGTAAATATCTTCATCAACAATTACAGCGTTTGAATCTTTGACCAGAGGAACATTTTTGAATGGACCATAATTTACATGGTGATGCCATCTACCAAATCTTTGTACAAGTTTTGTGAGATCAGGGTGCATTTTGACAAGCATTTGTGACTTGGGCAAAGTTCCCTCACCAGCATAAAAGGCTTCCGTGTTTCCACCTGTCAAAGTTTGGGTTGTAAGTTTGTATTGTAAAAAAGCGTTAAACTGAACTGTTTGCCAATTAGCCTTGAGCATTCTGAGCGACAAATCGGTGTCCTCGTTGTATCTTCCACGCCACCTGAACTCAACATCATTTCTAATTAGGTTGCAAGAATAGATCCTTGTTCCAACAACATATGGGGGCAACTTTGCTCGACTCGGTGCAAACATCCAATACTGTGGACCAGCCATAGCAATATTTTTGTAACGCAAAACAAATTCTTCCATAGCATGAAAAATGGTTCCATCACCAACAGGTATGCGTTGGTTTTTATGAAATCTTGCAAACAAAGTAATATTGTCATCCATAACCCAATGCCATTTATGTCCCTCAGCAATTGAATGTTCCCAAATAAAATTACGCGCTGGACCTGGACCTTTGGATTTGGTGTTACCTAAGTCATCAAAAGTGTCATAGTTATCTTGAAATGTTTTGTCTAAAATTAAAAGTTTGTCTGAAGAAAAGTATTGGTGGTACTCGTCATATTGTTGTTGTTCAACTACTAAACGATATGGAACATTGATTTTGTCTAAAAATCTAGCAGTTGTGCCATTCTCTGCTCGACTCTTTGATGGAATATAAATTGGAAATCTGGGATCCATTATTCACCATCATTTATGTACTGCATCTTTACTGTTGAACCAATGTGTCCATCATTTGATGGCCACCATAATGCACTTTTTTTAGGTCGGTCAAGCATCTTAAAAAAATCATCAGCATCTTGTTCAGTTGAAAAACTAATTGCAACTCTAAATGCGGCAACTTTATCTTCTGAATCAAAATCAGGCATCCCTTTCCATTCCTCAAAAGGATCTAAAGTGCCAGCAGTTTTTAATTCATTGACACGAATCATGTTGTTCACGTCTTGTTCGTTGAATCCAACATCTTCAAGGTGATAACCAAACTCTTTTAATTCTTCTAATTGCAAATTCAATAACTCTGTGTCCCAGTTTGCTAACTCAGATGTTCTGTTATCAGCAATAGCAAACGCCTTGACTTTTTCTTCATCCCAGTCATCAGGGATCTCCACGACATCAATTTGTTTCCAACCTAAATCTTGTGCGGCCATCAAAGTTCCGTTGCCTGCAACAACAACTCCTCTGTAAACCACGATTGGTTTAACTTGACCAAACTTTCTGAGTGAACTCTTAATTGCTTCAAGGTTTTTGTAGGAATGTTTTCTCACATTTTTAGGATCGAATTGTAGGTGCTCAATTTCAAGGTTTTGGATTACAGGTTGCATTTATTCTCCAATATCAAAAACAGCGATTTTCGCGACTTCGCAGACAGACC